CGTTGGAATTAACTTCCTAGCAACAATTGAGTCCTTTGAACACTCGAGAAAAGCCGGTATTCATGAAGATGTTTACTATCAGATTGAATTTAAGGAATATAAGATGCTCAAAGCAAGGTTTGTCAAAATTGAAAAGAAAATAACTGAAGATAAAACAGAAACTGCCAGTCAGTCGCAACAAGAACAAGAGCCTAGTACGAATAAAGAGGTAACTATTGGATGTAAAGTACTGGTAAACGGTCAATTACACCGAGATAGTTACGGAGAGGGACCCGGTCAAACAGAGTCTAATGCGACTAGGTTAGTGAATTATATTAATATGGAAGGGTCTCATCCTTACCATGTTACTACCCTTGATGGTGGTTGGCGTGGATGGGTGACGGCTAGTTCGGTGCAAGTATTATGATGGAATTACTAATTCAAGATGTGAATGATGGAAAAGTGTTCGATATTACGGATTTGGCTACAGAATTGAAGTGGGAAACTACTATTGATTTTCAGCCTAGTAAGTTTGAATTTACTATGGTTCTTGATGAACAAGTGAAGTGTAACTATGGCGATATCATCCGGTTTAAAGTAGATGATAAAGGTATCTTTTATGGGAAACTCTTCAAAAAGAAACGTTCATCGAAAAAGCAATGGAAAATAACAGCTTACGACCAGATGAGATACTTGAAAAACTCAGATACGATTGTTTTTGAAGCCTCAAAAAGCAACGAAATATTTACTCAAATATGCGAAATTAACCATTTAGAGTATAAAGTTGTGGATGAGGGCAACTGGACTTGTCCAGAAAAGATAGAAGACAAGAAAACGTATTTTGCTATGATCCAGAACGCTTTAGATTTAACGCTAATTCATGGGGGAATGTGGTATATCATCCGTGACAACTTTGGAACACTCGAACATATCTCATTAAATTCACTTGTCACTGATTTAGTCATTGGAGATGACTCAGTAGCGACTGATTATGACTTTGAGGGTTCGATTGACGACAGTTACAACTATATCAAATTGACAAAAGATAACAAAAAGACCAAAAAAAGAGAAGTTTACGTTGTTCAAGACTCTAAAAACGTTGGGCTTTGGGGGAAATTACAATTCCACGAAAAAGTCGATGAAAAAATGAATGAGAGTCAAATTCAACAGAAAGCAGAAATGTTGCTTAAAGCTAAAAATTTTCCTAAAAAAACATTTAAAGTACCGTGCCTAGGTCATATTGGGATTAGTGCCGGAAATAGCGTACAGCTCGATTTTAAGGATTTAGAGAGTGAGGGAATAGAGAAAAATAGCTTAGCAATTGTAAAAAAATGTACTCATAAGTGGGGCAAGGTTCATACCATGGAATTAGAATTAAGGACGGTGAATAGTTGATGGCAGGCGAATTATTAGCAAGAGCGTTGTTGAAAGGGATGTCAGACAATCCGGATAATACCGATATTGTATTTGGTACGGTTACGTCAACAAGTCCTATGAAAGTAAAAGTCAATAATCAGCTTGAAATACCTGAAAGCTTCCTTGTTTTAAGTCCCATGGTAAAAGAGCTTAGAGTCGGAGATACCGAGGGAGACAATAAACTTTGGATAGTCTTCCGAGATTTAATAGTTGGGGATAAAGTCCTGATGATTAAAGGGCAATCCGGACAACTATACTATATTGTACAAAGGATGTGATGAAATGCCTGATATCAGAAATATCAAACAAGTCATTCTTCCATCTAAAACATATCGAGTCTATAACGGACGTATTCATGGCTATGTCGACGGCTTAGAAGCTATGAGACAAGCTGTTGAGAAAATATTGAATACAGAGCGTTTTGAATGGGTTATCTATTCAGCTAATTACGGCGTTGAATTAGAGCGACTCATTGGCAAAGACTATGATTTTGTGAAGTCAGATTTAGAAAGGACAATCACTCAAGCGTTACTGGTTGATACTCGGATTCAGAAAGTCACTGACTTTGAAGTGCAACAAATTAGTAAAGATAGCTTACATTGTTCTTTTGTGGTTCATACCATATCAGGATTATTTAACGTGGAAAGGAGCGTGAAAATCGATGATAGGTGAGTTTTTAGAAAAATATACATTTGATTATCTAATGAAAGAAGCCCTCTCGAGAGTGAACGAAAATATCGACACTAGAGAGGGTTCTATTATTTATGATGCATTAGCACCAGCTTGTTATGAGTTAGCTGGTTTTTATTTAGACTTGAAAAATCTATTACTGGACACGTTTCCTCAAACGGCTATAGGTCAGTATTTAGATTATAAGGTTGAAGAATTTGGTTTACACCGTTATCCGGCTAAAAAAGCTATCCGATACGCCACTTTTTCAAACGAAGAACACCACGGCGTACCTATGGCGATTGGAGCAAGGTTTGCAACAATTGATGATGCTTCATTGATTTATAAAGTCGTTAAAGCGACTGACACGGTTGGTAAGTATGAGGTGGAGTGTGAAACTGCTGGAGTTGTCGGTAATCGATACTTTGGGAGTATTCTTCCTCTTGAAAACTACCGTAACTTAGCAGTAGCAACGATTGGTGAAATTGTCACTTCCGGTCAAGATAGAGAAACGGACGACGAATTGAGAAAAAGGTTCTTGATTTATGTTAACGAAAAGCCGTTTGGTGGAAATTTCATCGAATATGTGCAGAAAACTCGTGAAATTGACGGTGTTGGAGCAGTACAGGTTTATCCAGTATGGAATGGCTCGGGTACGGTTAAGGTGGTGGTTTTAGATAATGACCTTAATCCGGCTTCAAGTGAGACTATCCAGAAAGTACAGAATATCCTTGATCCATTGCAATACACGGGCAAAGGTGTTGGTTTAGCACCGATTAATCACCGAGTAACAGTAGGAACGGCTACAAAGTTTCCTATTAACATTTCATTTAGCGTGGAATTAATCACTGGATATCGATTAGATCAAGTGAAAACGGCGATTGAAAAAGCAATTGACGACCAATTTCTAGAACTAAGGAAAAACTGGAGTAACTATTCCGATGTAAATACCTATCATTCAAAGATTTATCGTTCTCAATTGTCGGCTAAACTCTTACAAATCAATGGAATTGCTAATATCGATAATATGACTTTAAACAATCAAAATCAGGATATTACTTTAACGCTGACAGGGCAGTTACAACAATTGCCTTATAAAGGTACGGTGACTATCCGATGACTAAAGAAGTGAAATTAGAGAAATATGTTCCGGATTATTACGATGGAATACGGGATATGAAAGAGTTGATGAAAACTGAAAATCCTCTATTCAAAGATGGGAGAATTGCATTACAACGATTTATCCAAAATCAATTCATTATGCAGTGTGATATCCCGACTTTGACAAAATATGAGGAAATATTTGGTTTATTAGCAAGTGCCAACGACTCTATCGAGTGGCGACGAGAAAGGATTTTAATACGAATTAACATGAGACCACCATTTTCATGGTGGTTTTTAATTAATAAACTTAACGACTTGTTTGGAGAGGGGAAGTATTCTGCTCACGTCGATTTTGCTCAACAAGAATTATTTGTCGAGTCCGGAGCAGAAACAAGTGGCTTATTTAAAGAGTCAGTAGTATTAATTAATGCTATTAAACCAGCGAACATGGGATATACTCACGTCCCAACTGCTACTGAACATTTATTCCTGAAAGAACGATTGTTCAAATCTAATCTCGAATTTGCTCGAACGGGTAAAGCAATAGTCGGAGTAACACCTCTTGAATTTGAAAGTGACGAAAGGGAGGTAATCATTTAATGCTTCAAAACACAATGACAAATTACGTTGCAGAAAGCATAGTAAACAAAATTGATAGAGCAAGATTGAACAATACGTCGGTTGTTACAATCCGAAAACAACGAACAGACAACGATGTATTAATAGATTTTCAAGTGCCAGACGGTATTAGAGAAGTTTCAAAAATCGAATTGCTAGATAATACCTCTCAAGTTTTATCTTGTATGGATTTATATGTACCAATTGAAACAAGTACACGATTCAAGTACAAATTGGAGGTGAAGACAAATGGTTAAGCAATGGAGAACAAACGATATTATTGGTACTGAAGATGCTCAAAGATGGGAAGAAAAGGCGGATAAACAACACCGTCACCAAGTTTCAGATATCGACGGATTAGCAGACAAAATCGACGAAGTAACGAGGAATAAAGCTAATAACAGTGATATATCGGCTCACGTCAACAACCGAAGCAATCCTCACAATGTTACTAAGGCACAAATTGGATTATCGAATGTGTTGGACGTGGAACAAGCTAGTAAAACTGATTTAAACAATCACGCTAGAAATACTAACAATCCTCATAATGTAACTAAAGCCCAACTAGGCTTGTCGAATGTGGATAACGTAAAACAAGCAACTTATACAGACCATGAGGCTACAAAACGAGAACTCAACGAGCAAGAACAACGATTAGCATTATTAGAAGAAATGGTATTGCAGAATAGTTTCTATGTACCAATTAAAGCTGAAGATAACGCTGATATCTTACTTGCTGACGAAAACAACAATCTAGTCGTAGCAGATTGGAAATATCAAACAGTAGAAAGGGAGGAATAGATGAATGGCAATTATGAGTAATCAAACAAGAAAAGTTCCTGATTTACCAACATTAGTGAACGTAACTGATGGAGATGTGGTACTAGTTCATAGTGGAGCTGGATTAAAGAAAGTACCTGTATCGACTTTAAAACGAACATTTGCAACACCACAACAAAACATTTCAGTAGCTACCTCAAGTTCAAACGGAATAGTTAGACCAGACAACAGCACAACTGAGGTTAACGGTGGAGTGTTAAAAGCTAAAACAGCAACTCGTGGAAGTGTAGGAGTAGTAAAACCAGACGGTTCGACTATTAATATTGATGGTAACGGAACACTTAGCGTAAATAAAAGTGGATTGAATATCAATTCAGTTGAGGTATCCACAAAAATCATCAACCAAAACGGAAACCAGCCAATGAAATGGTGGTACGGTACAAAATCTCAGTATAATGCTTTGAGTTATAAAGACCCTAACACTGTTTATGATTGTTCTGAAGGTTAGGAGGTAATCAAATGGCAAGAGAAGGAATTTATATTGGCGGTCGGGAGATTGTTGAGAGATATGTTGGAGATAAATTGGTATGGGAAAAATGGAAGTATCTCAACAGTTTCAAAACTATTCTTAAGGGTAGTTTTTATGGTGAAAAAAATCAGTTATTTTTACCTTTTCGCCCTGTCCGACCCACAAATTATAGCTTTAATGCAGGAGATAAAGGTAAAATACTTGTTAAATATTCAAATCATAGTGTGAGTGGCAGTGTAATAGTTAAGAAAGTTTATGAATATGGATATGAAGGTAAGCATGGAGATAATGCTTTAGTAATAGAGTTTTACACTGAACAAGAAGCAAAAGAATTTAACAACTATATTGAAGATACTACAACATTAGAGATTTACAATTAGGAGGAAGAAACAATGCAAGAATTTATTTTAGACAACAAATACACAAAACCAGGTAAAACGGTAGTAATCGTGAAAAAAGAAGTGCCTTATACTTTTTATGAACGTGAATTTGAGGGCGATTTGATGCATGAAGCAGACGATATTTTAATCAAAAAAGTGCTTGATTTAGTACTAATTGAGTTAGACCCGAGTGGTGCAGTAGCTAAATTGCAAGAAACTGCTAAACAAGACCAAGAAGCATTAAAAGAGGCTACTAAAAACTTAAAAGTAACGTCGGATGCAGT